TTGAATGTATCATATTACCAAATGCACGGTACAGATTCGGAAATATATCCAAACTATTATTATGTGTAAATCCTTTACATATTATATATTTTTCAGATGTAGATGCACTACATATAGTAGGTTTTATTATATATACATTTTCATAACATGATGATAATAAATATATAATGTCTATAGTTGATTGTGTAAAACAATCGTGGAGTTTCAATATAAACACTCCCCCAATGCATTGAATTGACAATGCATAACAAACTTGTGCGAATATTGACTTTATTTCGATAGATTCTCGAGAATTATAATCCGTAATCGAGCTATCTATTGTTGCATCTGCAGTTATAAGGTGCATGGTTGAACTATATTTTTGTCTACATTTTATTAAATTATCAATGGATAAAATGTCCCAATTGTTATTTTCAATATATACATTCGAATTATTAGATAAAAATGTGTTATTTAAAACATTGGAATCTATATTATTATTAATTAAAGATAGACCTATATATTTATCATTTTTACATTTTCGATGATTGACCATTGTCTCTATAAATGCACATGGTTCGTTTGATATATTAAACATGTTTATGGAATTCTCATTAAAATTTAGATTAAGTACATTTATGATTTCGATTAATATATAATGTGCATTTGATATAGGATTAATATTAGAATGAATGTATTCATACGGATTGGCATATTTGTAACATTTAATCCATTTTTTATCACAAATGTCAATCTTACATTTGATTTCATTTAAAAATGTATAAAGTGAATTTGATATTATAGGAGCGGGTTCATCATCTGAACCAATATATTCAAGATGTTTATATATATCAAAATGTACAGGTGGTAATATAAAATACGTCATTATGTGATTTATGTGCTAATTTATATATAATGTTATACTCTTTCTATGTACTATGTAATTGAATAAATATAAATAAAATTATTCAATTAATTGCATTATCGGTGTAAATGTCAATAAAAATGATGGCAAAATGTGTATATTTGTATTTTATAAGATAGGACCACCTATTATTTAGTATCATCTATTGGTTTAGGTTTATTTCGTTTAATTTTTAAAGTGATTTTTTTACGTGGTTCAGATGAGGATTTAACATCATATTCTTTTAATATTAATTTGCGATTTGTTGATTTTGGTACAACATTTTTATTTGATGTTGAATCTGTCAAATTAGATTTAGATTCAATATTGTCAGTTGTTACATCATCTAATTCAATATTATCTATATCTACCATAGATTGTTTCAATACCAAATTGCTAATTTTAGCAGCATCAACGTTGCGTATTTTTTTAAATATAAAATAACGATTTAAGAATGATATGCGTTGTTCTTCTGGTGTCATTTTAATTGCAGATTTATAATTCATTTTTTGTTTTACATTAGAATTGATTTCAGTTTCCATCAGATTGAATAAGTCAGAGAACATTCCAGTACAATTTGGTAAATTCATTTGTTTCGATTCATCTTTTGAAATTAAGACAAACCCATAATCTTCCATTAATTGAACGAAGTAGTTGAAATTAACAAGATATTCACTAAATGTTTTATTTATACTTTCTTGATATACATTTACAGTATATCCAACACTTGCATTGTCATCTGGGAATCCAGTTTGGTCATACATCTTGGTAATTTCAAACATTTTATATTCATCTTTGATAATTGTTACACCTTCACCATTTTTTTTATTTTGCAATAAATTAAATACAGTTTGTCCATCGTAACATGTTCCAATGAAATATCCATCGAGTTTGGTACATTCAGCCAAATTTCGTATGAATTGATGTACTGTATAATTATTTTCAAAGAAATAATGTAATGCAAATTGACATGAACTAATATTAAATCCTGATTCAGCTACTCCATATTGGTTATAAACTCCTTTTCCTAATAATTGAACATCCTTTGGACCAGAACCAAATACCGCATTTGATGTTTGTGCTTCTCTTTCAGTTCCAAATGGTTTTCCAGTTCTTATATCGAGTTCGGAATATGATTTACCAGTTCTGATATTAAATCCACTATTTCCACTAACAAATAATGCATCTGGCATGTATTTATAAGTAGTTTGTGAATTCAAATATCGTACACATGCACCATCTATGTTATTATTAATATTATCCTTTGATATATCAATTCCAAATACAAATCTAAGATTTGAATGAATCCATTTTGATAAATCACCTGCTTTTCCGACTGCATAATCGATTAATGTATCATCACGTTTTGATACACAATTTATTAATTTAGATTTGATATATAAATTATGAAAATCACGAAGTGCACGTGTATTAGTATTAGTATTAGAATTGCTTTTATTATAATATACATCATCAGACTCATTTATTAGTTCGGGAATATTTTTACCAGTTGTAATCATATCGTTTGTGATTGGATTATGAATAGAATGCCAATTGTCGTTTGCAACTTTAAATGAATTTCCATAATTGCGTAACCCAGCATTTAATTCAGCGGTTTTATCATTTCTTACACGAATTGGTATCCATTTCCATCCATTTGCATTATTCGCCATATATTTAAATTCTACAATCATATTATCTTCGAAATATTCACCTTCTTCAGTTTTCATATATAATTTTGTACCATCATCAATTAACATAATATTACATTTATGTGCATTGTCGTCATATGGATTGGTTGGATAAAATTCTAATGGTACATAAGAATTCTCATTTGCATTTTCAGGTTTTACATTTTCAGAAAAACCATTTATTAAACTTAAACATGGATTTGCATGTATATCACGGACTTTATCAAATCCACAAAGTAGATTCAATGTTTTATAACTCATAGTATTCTGAACACCTTGTAAATTTCGACCATCTTTAAATATATTATGTACGTCATCATTTCCTGCACTATTCTTGGTTACATGTACCAAGAAATCAATTGTATTGTATTCAGGTGGTTTCCATTTAAATGAATGTTTCCATGCAAATTTGACATTAGGACCGGGTGGACCATCTTCTGTATTTCCACCAACTGGTAAATGTGCAGGTGTAAATATTAATCCATCTGTGTTATATTCAAATAATCCATCATTTACATTTGATAATATTTTTAAACATCCATCGAATATAGTACTATTTTCAGTAGCAACATTGAACGTTTTACATTTTACTTGAAAATCAGTTTTGCCATTATCAATGCATGATGTTGGGTTAATTATTTCAATTAATCTAGTCAATTTACTTAATCTATCCTTATTAATTTTATCTGCATCATTTTCACGCATTATAAATGGAAGTTCACGCATTGATTTTGAATTCACATAATATATATCAAATGCTGCGTATAAATTAATGAATTTACCATGTTTATCATATTTAATATGTTCACCATCAATAATACTATTATATATAGTTTGTTCTTTGGTCTTTGTGCCTGTAAATATAACATTCATATTTGTATCTATTAAATATAATTTACCATCACCTGAAATATATAATAATTTACGGTCACCATCTGCTTTATCTGTAACAGTATAGTTATTTCGGATATTTACATCAGTTAATGCATCAGTGTCTGTTAATATATTATTAATTTGCAATGTTTTAGAATTCGGTCCAATAAAATGTTTTGGTAAAATGCGTCCTTTAAATTCAACATCAAGTTGTTGTGCAATTTGAATATATTTTTGTAATACATGATTTCGTTCGGGAATCGAAATTGGGTAATTTGAACCTTGTAATCCAGACAATATCATTCTGATACATTTACGTAATACATCCGTTAGTTTATTAGCCGTATTATATTCTGTACCTGCACCTACATTCGAATTATCGATTTCTAATTCTATCTCATATTCAGCGACATTTTCGAATACACCTGCTTCTTGTATTGTATATTTAGGTATAGCTACATTATATCTTTGTTTTGATGATTTTACTATACTTAAATCTACAAAAATTGGATATTTATCATGATGAAATCTAACACGATTGAGACTACGAAATGTTTTCTTAGAATCTGCCCAATTGTTTACCATTTGACGTGAACGTTCAGACCTTACCGTAAAATCTTGTTCGGTTTGATACGATACTCTAAAATTATAATCATGCATGTCTAATATTTTGATTATATCTCCATTTTTTGAAATTGCATTCATTTTTTTAGTAAACTTGATTTGATTTGAATGATTTGATGGCATATCTATCAACTTTTGTAAACTATTAGTTTTGCAATATTCTTGTATTAAATCAGTACCAATTATTTCAGCTCGAACGTTATTCATTCGTTTTTGATTGGTTTTAACATCAATATATTCCTCCCTTATACGTAACAATTGTTCTCCGTTTACATTATTAGATGAAAATCCACATGTATATATTTTATTTACTACATTATCATAATCGATTTTAGTTATAGGTTTTTCAAATTTACGATTTGTACCAAAACGGATTTCCAATTCATTCATTTTGTGATTCTGAATTATTATTGGATTACTTTCTAAATAATGGGAAATCATTTGCTCAAATGCTTCTTTATTATTCTTATTCTGTTTGATTGCATCCATCCCATCATATGGTTTACCGATTTCTGTGTTACTTCGAATATTTGACATTGTATTATATACATTTAAATCATATATTATTTCTATTTCAATTTTTACAATATTATTTTTACGTTTTTTTGTAAAATCTCATATAAATCGAGTTTATTATACTTGGGCATTGGAATTTCTATACCCAACTTATATATCATTTTTTCCAAGTCAAGCACTTTATATGAAGACATTGGTTTCAATGTTTTTTTATAAGATTCTAAACATATGAATTTTTCCTTTAATTCATATATTGAATTTTCGGTTAATGGAGTTATGTCTGTATGATATTTTCCATATTTACATTTTTGCAAACGATATGTTGAAACATCAGTTGAATAAATAAATTCAAGCATTGTCTTATTCATGTCATCAGTTATTATAATATTGACCTTGAAATATATGATTAATGCGATTATACAATGCATACTGGTTTTGTTTATATTTGTTATAAGTTCTGATAAAATCTCCTGTATTGTAATTTTTGTAGTTTTATTATAATTGGTATCTTTTATTTGATGAACATTCTTTACAAAATATTCATATATTTTATATTTGAGTTCCAATTCCTTAACACCGTAATTTCGGTTGATATTTATATATTCATTGTAATTTCCACTTGCAATATATATACACCAGAATAATGTGTCACGTTGAACTGGATAAATATATTCAGATGTAATCTGATTTGGACTGCATGATTTTTCAACAATATCTACATGAATTGGTAAACTTGCTGTTTTGTTATTTATTTGTTCAGAATTAATTGTCAATTCATTTACATTTGAATTTGGAATCTCAACATTACATTTTTCTTTAAAATCATTTGTTAACATGTATTTATGTGCATGTTCTATACACATTTGATAATTATATTGCACATTATCTGGTATTATTAAATTTAATATATCTAGCATTTGACTAATATATATATACGACAATCTTTATTATATTTTTTATATTTTATGGTTTATGGGGTTATGATTGTTTTGAATTCATTCTTTTTTGATTCAGTTTCAATTAAGTTATTTTCTTGTTCATTTGTATATTTTACATATTTATCTAATTCAATTATTACATTTTCTGGTACAATTGATAAATTTACATATACGCCACTTTTATTTTCATTTAATTTACATTCATTATTTACTAATATATTGAATACTTCAAGTTGAT